CAAACTCTTTTGGTAAAACAGATGTAAATGCCATCACATTTTCGTTGAGAGGATTAGGCATAGATAGATACGTGAAGTGTATCTTGTCACCATTCTTAATCTTCTCATACCTCATGTCCAAGTCTTTCTTCTCTAGTAAGTTGTTGTACAAGAGAGAACCTCTGACATGAATCGGTGTTCCCTTTGTATATATTGTAGATGAGTCTGCATATTGAGCAAGGTTCTTACACCCCCTAGGGAATGCAACTTCTTCTACAGGAAGGTTTCTGAACTCCTTACGTGCAGTTTCTACGAACTCCCATAGTTCTTTCTCAGTTCCCCTCATCACGACCTTGAGTGCTTGTTCTAGTTTTCTACGAACCCATTGAGGTGTTGATGACTTTGCAGTTTCGATACCCATCATTTTGAGTTTGGGTTCGGTCATTCTGACACCTTCATTGTCATACACATTGAGAATGTATCGTTTCTTTGCAGTCCAAATACCACGGTCTGCAATCACCTCACGTCCCATTTCCATCTTCTGTTGGAATGCATTCGTGTATTGTGCGAGGTCAACGAATCCTTTCTCCAAGACACTTTCGATTTGACCTTCTGCTTTAGATAGAAAGTCAATAACCTTGTCCTTTGGTGTATCTTCGGGTAAGACTTGTGACACTAGTTTGTCCATTGTGATGTAAACTGAATCAGTGTCAATTGCAATCACATAGTCTTCGTCTTCTGTTTTGAGAACTTTGTTAAGATACTCATTGATTGTTTTCTCTGCCCATTGAATAACTAACTGACCACTAAGTGTAATCGCCTCTGCAAGGTCAATAGAAAAGAATGCGAAGTATTGATTTGCAAGAGCACCATAAGCAGAGTTCAGTGCAATCTTTCTGACCTGTTGATTGTTGTAAGCACGTTTGATTTCTACATCGAGTTCTTTCTTACGTTTGATATCAGTACAAGACTCCTTCTCCTTTTGGAATTCAATCATCTTCTTCTTCCACATCTTACGTTCATCATAGAACTTCTCCATGAGTTCGGGAAGGAATCCTTGTTTGTCTCTCTTGAACATGACTCCGTTAGGTGTCACTGTTGTGTCTGTTTGATGGATGTAGTGTAAGTCACACTCCTTGTTCAACATACGCTTGACACTTGTGTCTTGACGATGACCCATAATCATTTTCTCAGGTGAAATATTGAACTGCATAATCAAGTGTGGATACAGTGAGTTCAAGTCAAAAGACATAACCCAGTTGTGACCACCGACTTGTGGTTCCTTGACATATGCACCAGCAATAGGTTTGAGTTTATCATTACCAGTCTTTAGTCTTTGTGGTGGTGTCTGAATGTTTTGGTCTTTCAAGAAGTTGTAGATAATGGTTTCCCAATACTTCACCATCCCAAAGACATCTGCATAGTTACACTTAGCATTGTATGCCATGGTCTGAGTTAGTTCGATGAATCCTAGTTTCTCTTCTAGTTCTTCGACCAACAAAACGTCTTTAACATTATACTCAAGAAACTTTGCATAATCAGATTTGTAAAGTGTATGAAGATTACCATACTCTGAGTAATCTAATTTACCAGTTCCCAGTTCGACCTGAGCAATGTGGTCTAGTTTGTATGATTCTTGATTGACGAATGTATGTTTACGATAGAGTTCAAGGTAGTCAAGTACATTTACACCATGTAAGGTGTATACCATATTTTTCTGATAACCATAAGTGGTGAACTCTCTGCAATCAGATTGACCCCATGGTGATAGTTTCTTGTGTTCACCTTCACCAAATAGTCTATCAATTCTGTTGCAAAGATATGTGATATCGAATGAGTTTACGTTCCATCCTGTAATGATATCAAAGTTCTCTTGTCTCCAATACTTAACAAACTCTGTAAGTAGGAATGCTTCGTTCTTGCAGTTGTGGTAGACGATATCGGTCTTGTCATGTTCCCATGGGCCGATACCAAACACATGAGCATCCTTACCCATAGGTTTGATACAGATTGCATTGACTCTCTCGTTTGCAAGCATAGGTTCAGGAAAACCATCTTCACACTCACACTCGATATCTAGTGTTGCAACTTTGACAACACTTGCATCGTATTCTATGTCACCTTGGAATTTATCTGCGATGTAGGTATAGACCCAACGGTCATATCCATGGATTTCGAATCCTTCGACACCGTTGTATCTATCTTTGAATTTCTTTGCACCACCCATAGAATTGAGGTTGACCATTTCAAGTGGTCTACCATCTAGAGCGTGGTAAGGTGTGTCACCTTTTTTGGATGGGATGTATAAGTTAGGACGATAAGAGACTGCAAGTTTGACTTGTTTGTCTCCTTTGTATCCTCTTACAAGTATTTTGTCTCGTGACCGAGTGACATTTGTGTAGAAATCCATACTGTAATAATACTACAGTTGGTCTATTCTGTCAAGGTCTTTTGTGGTCTCTCGTTCAATATTTCTTGAACTGCTTCGTACTTTTCTTTTGCAGTTGCATACTTCTCGATTTGAGTATCAAGTGCTTGTGCAACATCGGGATGTTCCCCTATACCAGCGGGATTGTTTTGATATACATTAATATTTGCCATCGCAATATCCATTTCACCTTGATATTGTGATGCAAGTGCTTTTAATAAACTTTCTCTACTCATTTCTTATTTCCTGTAGCGACCTTATAGTTTGTTACAAGGTTTGGTCTCACGTTGAATACAGTAACTACTGAACTCAATTCAATTTCAAAAGTGTAGGTCTCAGCAAACGGTAACCATGGTGCAAGTTGTACTTCCATCCTACCATCTACTAAGTCTACGATTAATTCTTGTGCTTCTTCCAACACTATTTTCTTGCCACCAAAGGTGCCTTTCTTTTCAGAATACCACCCCATGACAATTTCACCACCAATGAGTTTGACGGCTTTAATAGGTTTAGACATTTCTGACGATTTCTTGTAACTCTACTGAACGTCTACCGACTTGTTTAAACCATTTGCTGTCTTCCATTTCGACTGCCATCTTTTCCCAGTCACCAGCGATTACAGCATTCCACATGTTATTGAATCTTGCGAATCTTGTACCACCTAGATTGAATGTCATGTTAATCAAGACGTGTTGAATATCTTCAGGGAGACTATCAAAGTCTTCACCACCTTTTGATTCATACACATGGATACACTCTTCTACGTGTTTGTCAAAGTCAGCATCGTAGACTTCTTCAACTCTACCATCTGATACCATTGTACCTTCAGGAAGACCGTACTCTTTATCTTCTTCAGTAATCAAGTGACCTACACCGAATGTGAGGTAACCTAGCGAATCTTTATAGATTTTTTTGACATCGCCTTCGTGTCTTCTAATCTGTTCCTTCAATACTTCTCTGTTCATCTTTTTCCTTTTCTACTTGTTGAGCAATGAGTTCTACTAATATATCACCCATTACATTGTTGAGTTCTTCATCTTTATTTAGTTCATCGATGGTCTTGTCTTCCGTTGGTCTGACAATATCTCGTTGAAAATTTAGATGTTTTTTACCCTCAACAAATTCTACTTTCCCATACACATAAACTAATCCTTTGTATGGTTCTTCTAATAATTCGACACCTGCCATGTTGAGTTTATCATTCTCAACAATTCGGTATGCTCCACGGTCAAATAACTCAGGCATAAAACTCCTCTAACGTACTAGTACTGTACGATTCATATGCACTCTTACAGTCTACCTTGAATCTTCTGATAGACCCTATGTGTTTCATATCATCATATTTATTGAGTGCTGTTACGAAAGGATAGACCTTTGCAATCTTCATCATTTCTGCGTTATTCATTTCGTCTGTTCTAAACTCAGCACATCCACCCTCTTCGAATGCAGTATCCCATCGTGCCATGATAATTTCGTCTGATATAATATTCTTATATCCTCTCATCAAACACTCAAGTGTCAATACTAAATCTTCTCCGACCTGTGCTAACTCCCAGTCTACTTCATCTATGAACTCTGATAGTTTACTACCGTCTAACCAGTGTACTCCTAAGATATGTTTGAAGTTATAATACTGTTCACCGTATGGTGGTAGAGCAATCTCTCTGTTACCAATATGGATTGCACCCTCATCAAATAATCTGTTGACTTCTTTAAACCAGTACTCCCAGTCTTCGAGTGTCATAAGTCTCTTAGACATGTCCATGTTAGATGACTGACCGTAATACTTACCATTCCTACGATACATTTTAATATCGTCATCAATCATACCAAATCTATTGTTACCAGCGTGACGATAGATTAGTTCTCTTGTTCTTGCGATACCAATATCGTTACCAACAATCATCTTCTCAACGTCATACTTGTCATACATATTTTCTTCTTGTTTCTGTACAACAAGAATCACATTACTCAAGATTTCCTTGGGTAAGTGTTCAAGTGTCAACTGATTGTCGACTCTTCTATATGTCGGTATGTAAATTCTCATTCTTTCCAAATATATGTTGATTCACTTGTAGTGCTATCAAAGATGTTTGGGTGTTCCATCAAAGCACGTCTGTATGGAGTCCACTTGATTCCTCTACCCCATCCCATCATTTGATATAGTTCTCTCTTAGTAATCTCTCCGTGGTCTTTGATTATATCTACCATTTCTAGATACTTCTCTGACTCTTCCATTCGGTGTGTACTATCAACAATCTCTTTGATGTTATCCACCATCTTAATCATTTCATCTTTATATAATAGATTGTCTCTTAACCACTGTTGTGCTGTTCTAGACTTTTCATTTCTGTAATCAACATCATCTAGATATTTTTCTAGAAGAGCAATTGATTCATCTGTTGTAGTAAAGAAGTCTGCATTGTCTTGTAGTTCATGATAATATTCACCATCATAAAAAATGTATGGACATCCATTCATTAATCCATCCGTAGCAGCGACACTCCACCCACCATACTTCTGTTGTGGTGCAAAACCAACACAACAATCTCTTAGTTTATTGTAGTATCCTTTCTTATCAAACTTCTCGTTGGTCATGTATTCACGTGGAACATCACCTTCAAATAATGGAATCCATACTTTAAAGTCTTGTCGTTTTTTCCATAGCAAATCCATAGTTCCAACAAATTGCCAGAAGTGTTTGTATGCTTCACATCTATGATTGAATACAATAATCTTTTCAGGTTTCTCGTTTGGTTCTACAATGTCTTCTTCTTTGACACCCAAGTGTTGTACTTTTAAAATCTCATCCAGTTTATGTACTGCTTGAAAGTTGAAGTTTTGTCTTGCTTGTTCTAGAACCATACGTTTCTGTTCGTAAGTGTTTATATAACAGTTCTCATACTCCATGAGTCCTAACATGTTCTGATTGAAAGCACCTTTGTACCATGCAACGATATGGTCAAAGTCGAACCAGTGTGCATATCCCATCACCTTTGGTGTATGGTGTGTTAAGTTATACATGGTATTGACAAGTTGATGTGTATGTTCAGGCAAGTGTGACATGACGATATCAAAATCTCTATCATGACTCAACAGTGTTTTGATATGTTGTACATCAAAATGACTTCTCATTGCTGGTGGATATGTTGGTAGTGATGCGAATACCTGTTCGGTATTATCAAAATTTAATCCATCAATAAATTCAGGTGATATGATATGCCAAAAGAAATTCTCACCTTGTGTTTCACGAATCATATTCTTTAACACTTGGACATAAGAATCTTTCTCTAAGTCTTTCTGCCATGTAATGTTAGGATAGACAAGAATCCTAATTGTCTTTGCTACATCTTTATCTGAGTAAAATTTATCTAGCATAATATATTGGAGCGGGATAACAGAATCGAACTGTTATCTAAGAGTTGGTAACCCCTCGTAATGACCGTTATACTAATCCCGCTTTGTTCCTTAAGTTCGTGGTTGAAAAAGAGTGTTGTCTATTAGTGTAATAGATTTCATGCAATCCTTTCCCTGTAAAATCTTTATCTATGTAATCTTCACCTACGAATCTTACATGGAATTCTGTTGACTCGATTAAATCTAACAGCGACTGTTCAGTGTCATAAGGTAGAATCTCATCTACGTACTTGACTGCTTGTAGTTGTATGTACCTTTCATACACTGACTGTACTGGTTGATTCTTTTCTTGTCTATCTATTGATGGGTCTGTTTGTAAACCTACGATGAGATAATCACAATTCTCTTTTGCTTCTTTCATCATGACGATATGACCAGCATGTAACAGGTCAAATGCACCACATGTAAATCCTTTTCTCATCTTATAATATCAATTTTGTTCATGGTATCTTGATTCCATACTTCTAGTTCTGTTCTCAATCTACCTTGTTCCTTTATCTTTTCAAATCTCTTGGATGCATGTTTCTTCCACCATGCAATCACATTGTCAAATTCAAATCTATCAAAGTTCTCTGCTTTATTTAGCGTTTCTGTTTTACCCAATAATACGTCACGTGTATTAGAGTAACCATACTCTGACATGTAAAATCTTTTCTGAGTTGTAACACCACTTGCATTCTCTATGGATTTACAAAACAACTCATATGCTTTTTGGTCGTGTTGTTTCAAACTATTCTTGATGATACTTACCATCTTAGTTTGCATTTTTAGTTTACGGGATGAAGCACCTTTGTGTATAAGTTCTTCACCATCGTTTCTATCAGTGAACCAATCTCTCAGTTCAAAGTAAAGTTCTTCACCAAGTGTAAGAAGAAACTTACTCTCAGTGTCACCCTTGTATCTCAAGTATGGTCTCATACCATCGTACATACTTGCACCTTTGATGTTACCATACAAAGATGTAGTTTCAAATAAACAAAACTCTGTATTATATTTAGCGTTCAACATTCTTCTACTTTCATGTGAACAACATAGAGCCGCAAGTAATTTACCACCAAGATAATTGTATCCGAATGGTTGTACAGGGACAATATTGAATCCCATGATTGCACGTTTGTTGAAGATATCTAAGTCGGGTGTCTCACCAAGATATTCGTTACGTGGTTTTGAATTGATTAGTGGTGAACCAAATCTTATGAATCCACATATCGTGTTCGTGTTTGTTTCTTTGACAACAAGTTTTAGTGTCTTGCCTGGGTTCTCATCGGGTGAGAATGATGCAGTCTTTTCCAACATCGCATCAAATGTTTCTGTTGGAATCGACTGCAATTTGAAGGACATATCTTGAGGATGCATGTCATAGTTTTGAAACATGTCATCCTCAAGACCAAATCCAAACAACGGAGCAGGTATATCTTTAACTCGTTCTATTTTTCTAGAACGAAAGTAGTCATCAATACGATTGAAGTCCTTGAAGTATTCAATCAATTTTTGAGCTGCAAAGATTGAGTCTGCTCTGTTGAGTATCATAGATTTGCTAGTACGTTCTCAGGCGTTGAGACCTCATAAGGGTCTGTTTCAATGTTGTCATCTTTACCTTCTTCTACGAAGAGTTGTTCAATGACACCATCGTTTACCACCATTGCATATCTCCAAGACCTAATACCGAAACCGACATTTGCCTTTTGGACACTCATACCCATACCTTCAGTGAACTCTCCGTTACCATCGGGTAATGGATATACGTTCTGTACTTCTTGTGCATCGAACCATGCATTCATTACGAATGAATCGTTCACTGATAAACAATAAATCTGTTCGATTCCTTTCTCTTGGAAATCACCGAACATTGTATCAAAGCCAGGAAGTTGGTATGTAGAACAAGTTGGTGTAAATGCGCCTGGCAACGAGAATATGATAACTCTCTTACCAGCAAGTTGTTCTCCAGTCTCCATCGGTCTGAACTCCCCATCAACTCTGATTGGAAGCACGACATTTGGGACTCTATCACCTACGTTTAACATAATATAATTCTCCTTTATATAAAGATACACCCATTATAGAACAAATGGGTGCATCTGTAAAGGGGGTTTTAAGAGATTTCGATAACTTGTGGTTTATCTTCTTCGGGTATTTCTCTTTTCAAGTATACAAACAAGATACCATCTACCATTTCAGATGATTCAACTTTGATATCATCAGCAAGTGTAAATGACCTCTTGAAAGAACGTGATGCAAGACCTCGGTGTATGTAAGACATACCCTCTGCTTTGTCATCTTTCTTACCCTCAATGGATAGAATCTCTTTCTCTTTAGTGATTGTGATATCATCCTTTGTGAAACCAGCAACAGAAAGTTCGATACTGAAGTTTTCAGAATCATGCTTTACAATGTTGTAAGGTGGATAAGAATCCCCTTGTCTTGGGGCGTTTTCTAGTAGTGAAAAGGTTC